GTACAAGAATGGCTAGACAAAACTACTATCCTCATCGCGCACAACGCAGCATATGATTTGCTTTGGCTTTGGGAGTCCGGCTTCAAGTATGATGGTCCTGTCTTTGACACGATGCTTGGCGAGTACGTTCTGCAGCGTGGGCAGAAGGAGCCATTGTCTCTTGAGGCATGTGCAGACAGGTACTTGCTTGATACACGTAAGCAAGACACACTCAAGGAGTACTTTGCAAAGGGATACAGCACACGTGACATACCACATGATTTGCTTGCATCATATCTGTCGCATGACCTACATGCTACACAAGAGTTATCTGACAAGCTAATGAGAAAGCTAATGACAGACAGTTCTAGCCTGATGGATACAGTCACACTTACCAATCAGGTGTGTGTAACACTAGCACGTATCTACCAGCGTGGCTTCAAGGTTGACATGGACGTGTTGGAGGAGGTGCGTCAAGAATTTGAACAGGAGAAGAGTCAATTAATTGACGACTTGCAGGTTCATGTTCGTAAGGTTATGGGTGATACGCCCATCAATCTTAACAGCCCAGAGCAACTGTCTTGGGTTATCTATGGTCGCAAGGTCATCGACAAGAATGATTGGGCTACGCTTGTTGACCCATACATGGACGACACGGAGTTCAGACAACTGGTAGCTACCCGCACCCAACGTCTATACAAAACAAACGCAGTGCAGTGTAGTCAGTGTAGTGGTAGTGGATACATACGAAAGGTAAAGAAGAACGGTGAACCATTCGCCAAGCCTAGTCGATGTCCTGAGTGCCATACAGAAGGCTATCTATTTGTACCAACAGATACACTAGCTGGCTTTAAGTTTAAGCCCCCTTCTGCCAAGTGGGCATCAGCCAATGGCTTCTCAACTAGCAAGAACAACTTGCAATTGCTTGAGGCGGGTGCTAAGTCAAAAGGTATGGACGATGCAGTTGAGTTCTTGGCAAAGGTTAAGCGGCTTAGTGCTGTAGATACCTATCTGTCATCCTTTGTTGACGGCATCAAGAACTACACCAAACAAGATGGTATGCTGCATGTCAGCCTACTACAACATCGCACTGCGACAGGTCGTTTGTCTGGTGCTAATCCAAACATGCAGAACATGCCTCGTGGCGGCACGTTCCCTGTAAAGAAAGTATTTGTGTCACGATGGGATGGTGGTAAGATACTTGAGGCTGACTTTGCACAGCTAGAGTTTCGTGCTGCCGCATTTTTATCACAGGATGGAGTTGCAATTGAAGAAGTATCTACTGGATTTGATGTACATGCATACACCGCTGAAGTTATTAGTAAAGCTGGTCAGCCTACGAGTAGACAGGATGCAAAAGCCCACACCTTTGCGCCCCTTTACGGGGCAACGGGGTTCGGACGCACACAAGCAGAAGCAGCCTACTACGAACACTTCAACGACAAATACACGGGGGTTGCCACTTGGCATTCCAAGTTGGCTACGGAAGCTATCACAACACAGAAAATAGTAACCCCATCTGGACGTGAGTTTTCATTCCCCGATGTTGTACGTAAAGCAAATGGCCGTGTGTCATACTTTACACAGATAAAAAACTACCCGGTACAGTCTTTTGCTACGGCTGATATTGTACCAATTGCCCTATTACATATTGATAAACTGCTTGACAACATGCAGTCGTGTGTAGTAAACACAGTACATGATTCTATTGTCATAGATGTACACCCAGATGAAGAAAGGAAGGTGCTAGATATAATTGACTTGACTAACAAAGAATTGCCTAATTTGATTACATTGAGATGGGGCATTGACTTCAATGTTCCTCTCTTACTTGAGTCAAAAATAGGATCAAATTGGCTTGACACTAAAGACGTAGCGTGATATAACTACGGTTCTAAACTCTGAAGAAAGGAGAAATGTATGACACAATTGACAACAGTAGATACGAACAACTATGCCGCTATGGCGAAAGCTATGGGCATAGCACATGAGAAGACTTCATCTTCTTCTAGTTCACTTGCACGTCTACGCATTAGCCACTCACCCATCATGGGTACGGCTGAAGTTAACGGTAAGAAGGTGAACGTAGAAGTGGTAGAAGGTGGCGCATATAAGCTAGAGATTCCTGACGGACCTACACATTACGCTACCGCTATCAAGATGCGTCCTTTCATGCAACGCTTCATGCACAAGCGTTTCGTGCAGGGTGATGCAAAGAACCCTAATCGTTACGTCAAGAGCGTGATGGCTGACACACTGGACATTGACCTCAAGGACAATGACGGTGGGTTCAACTGTGGTAAACCCGCAGGATACATCAAAGACTTCAAAGCACTCCCGCAGTCACAGCAAGACTTGCTCAAGCAGATCAAGCGTGTACGTGTTGTCTTTGGTGAGGTGGAGTTGATTAACCCAACGAATGAGAATGGTGAGCCTGTTGAAGTAGCACCTACCCCGTTCATCTGGGAGATTGATAACCGTGATGCCTTCAAGGAAATCGGTTCCAGCTTCACTACTTTGGCAAAGATGCAACGCTTGCCCATTCAGCACATAATCACTGCTAACACCAGTGAGCGTAAGATTCCAACAGGTGCCTCTTACTTTGTGCCTGTGGCATCGCTGGATGTCTCAAATACCATTGAGTTGACTGAACAGGATCAGGCATTGTTCGGTGACTTCATGTCATGGATTGATAACTACAACAACTACATTATCAATGCATGGGCAGAGAAGGCTAACTCCAAAATGGAAGATGACGATGTTGATGTTGTCGATGACATGGTTGACATTGAAATTGATGAAGAGGTAGCGTAATGCATCACCGTGCTGAACTTGCACTCCATCAATATATGGAGGATGCAGTCAAAGGCAAAACAGAGATGTCTGAGGAGACAATTGAACAAGTCTCTTCCGACATTGCTGAAGCACTGCACAAGCAGTTCGGCAGCGGTAAAAAGCGGGGCGACTTTAAACTACGGATGTCAAACGTAGGTCGCCCCACTTGCCAACTTTGGTACGAGAAGAATAAGCCAGAGGCGGCATTGCCGATGCCGACTACATTCATAATGAACATGATGCTTGGCGATATTGTTGAGGCAGTATTCAAGGGTCTGTTGAGAGAAGCAGGAGTAAAGTATGAAGAACCTGAACATGTTACACTTGAACTGGATGGTGCATCCGTTAATGGAACATATGATATTGTTGTTGATGGTGCAGTTGATGATGTTAAGTCAGCATCTAATTGGTCCTACACTAACAAGTTTGAATCATATGAAACGCTGGCTGATGGGGATGGCTTCGGTTATGTAGGGCAACTAGCTGGTTATGCCAAGGCATCTGGTAAGGATGTAGGCGGCTGGTGGGTAGTCAATAAAGCCAATGGTCAATTCAAGTATGTGCCAGCGGCAGGACTTGACTTGGATACAGAAATAGCTAAGATACAAAAAACCGTAGACACAGTAAAGGAGAATAAGTTTGAACGGTGTTTCCAGCCTGTAGCCGAAAAGTTCAGAGGTAAGGAGACAGGCAACACGATACTAAACAGTGGCTGCAAGTTTTGCCCATACAGATTTGACTGTTGGGATAACTTAAAGGAACAGCCGTCAGTTATGTCGAAAGCCAAGGTTCCACCAATGGTGGCCTACATTGGAGATGTAGTTGTACCATAAAGCATGGAGAGCCGCGCGTAAGTATGGGTATCGCAGTGGGCTAGAACTAACCATCGCAGAGAAGTTGAAGGCAGATAAAATATCGTTTAGATATGAAGCCATCAAAATTGAATGGGAAGACCTAGCCTACCGCACCTATACTCCTGACTATATACTTGACAACGGTATCATAGTCGAGGTAAAAGGTAGATTCATGGCTGCTGATCGGCGTAAACACTTACAGATTAAGAAGCAGCATCCAGAACTTGACATTCGGTTTGTGTTTGAGAATAGCAAGAGCAAGATACGTAAAGGAGCAAAGACAACATATGGGGATTGGTGCATCAAGAATGGTTTTAGATACTATGACCGCATCATTCCAGAAGATTGGCTGAAAGAGAAAGGTAAGGACAAACACCCAAACTTTATCAGCCACCCAAACTCAACAGTTAAAAGGAGAATTAGAAAATGACCAAAGATGAACTTATGAACAACGTAAATGACGAGGACTTTATTATTCGGGTCAGACCCTTTGCTGATGATGATGGGCATTGGAGTGGTGAAATTGATATCTCAATCATGGCATTTCCCAAGAACCCAATGGATGATGAAGACTACAGTCAGGTTATGCACTTTTGTAAGATGATGTGTGCTACTGTGCCTATCATGGAACAAGAGGAAGCTATTCGTAATGTCGTGCATGAATATGTCACAAGTGTTATTGACAACGAGATGGAAGTTGATGTAGAACTAGAGGAAGAGATGGGCGTAGAGAAAGAGTATGACGGTAACGTAGTTCATCTCAACTTCAACACTAAGACAGGAGGTAATGCATGAGACACGAGGCGTACATGAAACAGATGATGGAAGAAGCGGAGAAAGCTGGCAAGGAAGCGTATGGTGGTGTAGACATGGTGAACAGCCCACCACATTACAATCAAACAGGTATTGAGTGTATTCATGCTATCTCTGCAGCCACTAACGATGGCTTCAAGTACTACCTACAGGGAAACATCCTCAAGTACCTGTGGCGTTTTGACTACAAGGATAAACCGCTTGAGGATTTGAAGAAGGCCCAGTGGTATCTGGATAAGTTGATTGAAGAGGTAATGGCAAATGGTGAGAGTTAAAATGTTCATCACATTGGATATTGACGAGGAGGAATACCCCGTACCTGCAGATGGGCAGGTTGGGGAGGAGATAGAGGATGGCATACGTGAATACTTTTATGACGTGGAAGGTGCCGACATTAGAACAATGAGAACGATAACGGAGTGAAAGATATGAACAATTATCTACCAACAGACTACCAAAACTTCATCGCGCTATCACGGTATGCCCGATGGAAAGAAGATGAACAACGCCGTGAGACATGGGTTGAGACAGTAGAACGCTACTTTGACTACATGAAGAACCACCTGTACAGTACATGCAATTACGTGCTGTCCGATGAACTGCGTAGCGAACTAGAAGAGGCCGTACTGAACCAAGACATCATGCCTAGCATGAGAGCCTTGATGACATCTGGCCCAGCACTAGACCGCTGCCACGTGGGTGCATACAACTGTTCCTACGTGCCTATAGACAGCCCACGGGCATTCGATGAGACTATGTACATCCTCATGTGTGGCACGGGTGTAGGCTTCTCTGTGGAGCGTGAGAACGTGGACAAGCTGCCTGTCATTAACGAGGACATGCACAATACAGATACAGTAATCAAGGTCGGTGACAGCCGCCCCGGTTGGGCAAAGTCTCTGCGTGAACTTATCTCTCTGCTGTATGCAGGTCAGATTCCCAAGTGGGATGTATCAGAGGTGCGTCCTGCAGGTACAAGGCTCAAGACATTCGGTGGTCGTGCCAGTGGCCCAGCACCACTAGAGGAACTGTTTGAGTTTGTCATTGCCAAATTCAAGAACGCAGCAGGTCGTAAGCTATTCCCAATCGAATGTCACGATATCATGTGTAAGATTGGAGAGGTTGTAGTTGTCGGTGGTGTACGCCGCAGCGCACTCATCAGTCTGTCTAACTTGAACGATGACCAGATGGCACATGCCAAGTCAGGTATGTGGTGGGAGAATGAAGGCCAACGTGCGCTGGCTAATAACAGCGTAGCCTACAAGGGTAAGCCAGAGATGGGTACATTCATGCGTGAGTGGGTATCTCTGTACGAATCTAAGTCAGGTGAGCGTGGTATCTTCAACCGTGCAGCAGCACAGACACAAGCAGCCAAGAATGGTAGACGTGATACGCAACATGATTTCGGATGCAATCCCTGCAGTGAAATTATCTTACGTCCATACCAGTTCTGCAATCTGTCAGAGGTAGTTGCTCGTGCTGGTGATACACAGCAGACACTACGTGAGAAGGTACGCTTGGCTACAATCTTGGGTACATTCCAGTCAACACTGACTGACTTCAAATATCTGCGTAAGGTATGGCAGAAGAACACAGAGGAAGAGCGTTTGTTGGGCGTGTCACTGACAGGCATCATGGACAACGACTTGCTCAGTGGTACATCAGCCCATCTTGGCAAGAACATTGGTCAGACACTGGAGACATTGCGTGATACGGCAGTAGAG